ATCAGATCGGTGTCAACTTTCAGAGCCAGTTGGTAACCAGCGTCTTCAGTGTAGAACTGTCGCAGAGAAGACAGAGCCTGTACTTCTACGATGTCCTCAATCAAACGTGAGTACTCAAAGTGACGGTCAACAGTGACAGTCAGTTCTGACTCAAGGTTAGCTTGAATCGTAACTGCTACAGCTTCTGCCTTAGCAGATGCAGCACCACGGATGGGCTTAGGAATGTGAATAACGTCACCCTTCTTGCCAGTCATAGCAAGACGCTTGACAAGGGGAGCCATCTTCAGGTTCTTTTGATAAGCAGCGATTACTTCGTCACTCCAGATTTCTGGAATAAAAGTACCCGCAGCGGTTTTGTCTACTACAGCATTAGCTGTAAAATAGGCACCAGAGGTTTCACCAGCCATTGTAATTCTCCTTTAGGCTATCGAACCCGACCCTCTGCGTAAGCCTTAAGTAGCTCGTCCGACATGGACTGATAACGCTCAGGGTCAGTTCTCATAAGTTTAATAATGTCAGCACGACGATAAACTTTACGACGAGATCCCTCTGCTGTTCCGCGAGCGTTGCCTGTTGATGCAGTCTTCACTGAACTCTTACGTGCTTCTCTTTCTGCTTGTGCAGTCTGTTGAACTACTTGGTTCCGTTCTTTCCAGAGACTAAATAGCTCGTTAGCAGCATCGTAATCGTACGCTTGGTCTGCCTGAACAAACAACTGTGTTCGGACTTTTGACCCCTTGATCCACTCAGCAAACTTAGGATCTTGCAGTATCTGTTCCATCTCAGGATGAGCAGACTTGAGTTGTGCAAGAGTAGCCTGTTGTTTGTACTGCTGTGTGTAAGCCTGTGCTTCTTTGATCTTAGGGTGGTTGTCTATAGCTCGACTAACAGCGGTCTTGGGATCGACAAAGAAATCTACATCGTCATCGTTATCGTCTTGGTATTGCTGTTGTTGAGGTGCTTGTTGGACTGAGAGTTGTGTCTGGATGTAATCGTCAACAACTTTACGTAACTCTCCAACTTCCGTACTCTGTTTGCCTGAAAACTTCTCAAGCTCTTGGTGCATCTGTACGAGGTCTTCGACAGATTTACCACGGTACTTTTCTGGAACTTCGGGCTGTTGAGGTTGTTCCTCTTGAGGAGTCTCTACAGTATCCTGTGTGTCGAGTTGGTCTGTTGGTTCCTGATCTTCTTCCTTACGCTCATCAATTAATGTTGCTCGTGACATTCTAAACTTACCCCGCCTATTATTATTAGGTTATGGAGGATTAAATGGGAGTTGCCTCTATAGTTGAGATTCCCTGCTCTTTTGTCCAGCCTTCTCGTGTTCGCGTACCCACTTCATGTGCCTACCGGGAAAATCTCCAGAGGCACCGTCGAGTATGTGTTGAGTAGCTGATACAATCTTTGTAGCGTTGGCACCACACCCGCACCTACTGGATGTAGTACCTGACTCTACAAATTCTTCAAATGTATGTCCGTTAGTACAACGAAAGTCAAATACTTTAATCATCTTCTTCTTCAGTCTTTGACGCTTCCTCGTAGTTAGTTTTAACGATAGTTTCCATGTTAATCAAGTGGGCTAATACGTTTAGTTGTCCCTTGCGAAAGAACATATCGTCAGCATCTTTAGTTGCTTCTATACTGTTGATCTGCAGAGCATTGTTACCAAAGTCCTGCATAAGCTGTTTCCAACCATCAGTAAGAAAAAGACTAAAGTAGTTGTCGTAGTACTGCTGTGTTTCTTGATCCATCTTGAGGCCTCTTGGGTTGTCTCTGTTAAGTGTTGTACCTAAGTACACTATATATTATACCACATTTTTGACCAAAAGTCAAGCATTATTTTACGTGAATTTTACCATTATTTCTTTGCTGTCTTCTTGGCCTTCTTAAAGGCTTGGGCTGTAGGAGCGCCTTTTGACCCCGGTTTACGCATCTTTTCTCCTGATCCAGCCTTGATACGCTTGCGTTTAGCGTGGATATTGGCGTACAGCCCTTGTTTAGCCACGTTTCTTAGCCTTCTTTTTCT